TACAATCAGGAATATCTTGCATTATTTTGCTTTCAATACCTTGTTTAAGTGTCATCGCACTCATTGCACAACTTGTACAAGCACCACCTAATCTAACTTTAACAAAGTTTGTTTCTTCTTCTATCTCTACAAACTCTACAAATCCCCCATCTGCTTCAATGTAAGGAGCTATTTCAGATAAAGATTTGGTTACATTGCTTTCATTTAAATCCATTACATACCATTCCAAAAAGTATCTACAGGTGATTGCATATTTCTTGAGATGAAATACAAACCTACATTACATGCAAACCAATAGATATTGACTATCCATGCCTGTCTCCAACAGTATCTTCTGTTGCTCTGTACAATGTACATATTTCTCTCATTCATAGATGCATCAACAGATAAAGGTCTAAACTTTATAATCTGTTCTAGTATCAGTGAGATAACAAAACCGATTGCGAAGATATAAAATAACAGATTTAATAAACCTGCCATTGAAAATAAAAAACTAATCATTAGTTATAGGTTGGTGATTTTTCATACCATCATGATTTCCATCATTTGGTAATTTGCCTGTCATTAAGTATTCTACCGTATCAACACATCCTTGTAAATAGCTTAATTGATCATTGAGTTTAATCCATCTTTCATATGAGTCATCAAGT